GAGTTCGTTTCCGCAATCGTTGCAGTCAATTCTCATTGTTTAAATCTTTCAGCTAAACAAATTGTGTCGTTATGCGCTCCACCATGACAGCAAAGCATTATTTCTTCGATTTCAAATCCTCTTCCCTTGCCCATTCCAACAGTGTTCCACCCAAAAGAAAGTACAACTGTTTCCGGTTTGCAAATCATAGTCAAAGCGTCTTTTACTTTACGATAAAGCAGCGCTGATTGGGTATCCTTCATTCCAACAGGCAAACCGATTCCTTTGTAGCATTCGCTGATTTGTCTTGGGCTGTAGGGAGGGTCAAACAAAACTAAATCAGCAAAAACGTTTTTACGATGAAGCATGAAAACAAATTCTTCAGCTTGCATGTGATGCGTTGCTTTAGTTAAGGGGTCAAGGTCGTTTGTGTAATTTGCCCACGTATTGTCTCTTGCAAATGGGTCTACTGAAATGATTGATTTTTTTAAATAACTTTTAACAAAGTTGCCAATTGGCTTTATTGAAAAAGTGTTATGACTGGGCATTGCCCAAACTCTTGAAAACTTCATTTTTTCAGTTTGTAAAATTTATGTTTTCCAACGATAGCCACAGGCTTTTTGCCGCGTGCCCAGTAGGGCGGTTTGATGGTGTCAGCAAAATAGTGGTCTGCATTGCCAATTTTGGCGCGATTCATTCTTGTTATGTTGCGCTCAAGGTAGAGCGCCCAGGGCGCCATTGTGCTTTTGTATAAGTGCAGCAAGTCCGCTTCATTTCTGCCGTTCCAGCAACTAAATTGCCACTTTTGGAGGCAAACAGCTTCCGCGCCAATGTTGCGGTTAATGGCTCGCTGGTTAATGACCGCTGCCACCGCTGCCATGCCGTCCTTGCCTTCGCCCCGCGCTTCGGCAAGTATCGTTAGAGCTACAATGCCTGCGCGAAGTGGCGCGGTTGTGAGCAATAGAAAGAATAGGTGCTTCATGCGTCCAACCCTTTCTGGATGTTATTCATTGCTACTTCGGCATTTTGTTGGCATTCGGCCCACTCTGGAGTGTCGAGTGTGGACGTAGCTGCGGAGCCTTCACGGTCGGCATATGTGACCGTGTGGCGTTTTTCTCCCGCGAATGCGTTAAGGATTGCACGGGAGACTTTTTGCCCCGCTGCCTTGCCGATGGTGCCGTATTCAAACGGCACAAGAAATTCATTGCCAAGCTTGGCAATTTGCTTGGCCTCTGCCAAGTCACCAGACTGCATGGCGACAAGGCACGCGTCTGACAAGACATGCTCAATGGCTGATAGCCACCCCCAGTGGTAGTGTGGGTTCGGGTCAATCTTCCAACGTCTGGTTTCGATGGCGGTGGCATACTTGGCCAACCGCCCGCCCGCTGCCAAATCTGGGGCCAGCAAAGCCCTAAAATCGGGGACACTCCCAGCTTCAATGTCGGGTGTGTCCTGTCCTTCGTATTTAAATGGGTCCATCTGTGTTTGCATATGGTTTTTACGTTTTGGTATTTATTGGGGCGATTGCTCGCCCCGTTGGTTTTTAGTTTGTTTCAGCCCAAGAACCGGCGAAAGCCTCTTCAATGAATCCGGATGCATCAAACATTGGAGGGTTGCCGCTGGATTCAAGCGTGTTATCAATCAAAACATAAGTTGTTGGATACCCTCTTTTTGTTAAAAAATTTGCTTTTGCTTTGCATCCTTTTTCCACTGTGTCACCAAATCCTCTGCACACTAGCATTCTTGACTTTGACTTTTTCATTGCTGTCATTTCGTTTCGTGTCTTTCTATTGTTACGTTTGTTTGTTTACGTTGCTGTCAACGGATGCAATGTCTCATACGCATTTTCGTTTGTCAATACAAACAAGCAACTTTTTTTTGACTTTTTTTTTGCCTTAGGAAATCACCACTTTTTAAGAGGACACCCAAGCGCGGCCAACGCGCTTTTAAACGCCAAAACACAGCCACATTGTCGGCAGCGCTCAAACTGGGTGTTTGCGCTCTCGATGTGTTCGCACTCGCGGCAAATGGTCAAGCGCCGCTCCCGCTCCTCTTTACTGGCAGTTTTGATGCCTTTGGTTGCCAGAGTTTTGGCGCTCTCAATTAGGTTTTTAGCCATTGCGGAAAAGCCTGGCATGTCGCCATGTTCGCGCTTTTTAAAACCTATGCGCTGTCGGCGTAGTTTAGCGCGGCGTGTCGTAGATGCCTGTTGCCCCTGCTCGTCCGTCATATATAGTGGTAGTGTGCGCGTTGATTGTCGCGGTGGTGGTTGTGTTGCTGTAGGTGTTGCTGACGTTACCGGTGCTTAACTCAGTGTCAAGGACGCTGGTTGAGTTTACGTCTGCACTCGTCAGCGCGGGCATGGTCACGCTGTCAAAAACGCCTGAAGCCTCGCCGCCAGAATCCCAAGCCGCTAGTTTGTAATCGTAATCATGCAGCGCTCCGCTTACGGTGTAGTTGGGCACGTAATCTATGTGTGAAAACGTGCTACTATTTGCAGTATAAACTAACACATACCCACCTGTGCCTGTGGCGCGATAAATGCGGTATTCGGTTGCACCGCTTGATGTCCACAAAAGCGACACTTTGCCAAGGCTTGCGGTTGCGGTAAAACTTGAAGGGTTGGTTGCCATATTATACCAGCGGCACCGTCACAAGCGCCTGGATGCTGTTTGCCGTTATGTTGCGGTTATTGCCCGCGCCTAGATAATAACTACCGATAAACGTGTCTACGTAGTTGCTGGTTGGTGGATTTTCAGCTTCCAGAATTCCACCGCTGCTTAAAACGCATTCCCCGACCCACGCATCTGGTTCCTCGGTCCAGTCCCAGTAGTTACCAGAGTGAACATAGTCACCCTCTGCTCCATTTGCAGCGCCATCGGCGCCATAACCGCTGCCACTGCTCACAATTGCTTTTTCCGTGTCGTAAATTTGATATTCGTCTATGCATGAAAAACCCAAAGCAGTGTTGGAGTTAATCAACGTTTTGAGGTCATCTGGAATCGAGAGTAGCGCATAATTGACGAGCGCAAAACGATAATGAACATCGCGCCTCTCACATTCCAGAACACAATTGCCTGCGCCATCGTCGCCAATGTAGCACCGTTTGTAGGCGTTGCCAGTTGGAGAGACGCTGGTCCTCCAGTTTGTATCATTAAAAACTAGTGACCAGTTTGCGCTAAAGACCTGACCGTCTGCCCAAACGGCGCCAGAAACACAGTTTGGCGTTGTCTGACTATTTACTGCAATCGGCACCTGGCTCAGGTAGTCATAGTGTTTGTACTGAAAATCAACCGGCAAATAAACGCGCGCGCGGTTTAATTTATTGATTGCATTTGCAAGCTGATTGAAATGGTCGGCATATGCCAGCATTGAAGGCAATGGGCCAAAACCCTTGAAAGCATCACCTCGAATTGTTGTCGGCAATTCGCGAAAATGTTGCGTTCCATTTGCGGCAAACATCAAATTTTCAAAAGTGAAATCATAGAGCCGTTTGTCATAGCATTGCGTCTTTCCGTTGCCGTCAACATATTGCCGCTGGGAATTCGTACTGCTCTCGTCAACATAGCCGCCGCAAATCGCTCGTAATATAGTCTCGCACCAGGTCAGCTCATCGCTGCGCATCAGCGTGTCAGTGTTTTGATATGTTGCGTTATTGTCCTCGTATACTCTCGGAATCAGGCGCGTGAAATAAAAGCGCGGCATACATGCGCCTTGTATGCTGCTACTGTCCCAACCGCTGCCTGAATATGCGTCTGGTGCGAAGTCTCCGATGCGCTGCCCGCAATCTGCGCCACCGTCTACAGTGTAACGCAAATATTCAACAACTGCGTTTTCATGCGTGCGGTAGCCGCCATTGGTGGCGCCTGTGCTGTCTGCGGTGATGTATGCGCTACGGCTAGCGCTTGTGTTTACTATTGTCCCAGGCGCGTCCTCGTTGTATTCCAGACGCCGGTCAAGCTCAACGCGCACCTGGTTATTTCCTGCATCGCGGACGCTTACAACTCGATAATCTGGTTCATATATTTTGCAGCTTTTGTAATGCGCTTCAACCCCTGTGCAGTCTCCAGATTCTGTTAACGTGTCGCAATCAGTATCGTTTGCCTGTTCAACCAAATTGCCACTGCCATTGTATCCATCTGGTGGCTCATGAGTGTTGAGCAAATATCGGTAACCTGTTGGGTTCTCGCTGCGCTGCAAATAAGCGCCAGGGTACGGCGTGACAAATGGCAAAATTTCCTTGCCTGGCGGATTGCCCGCGCCTGCAATATTTGTCCAATCATCGCTAAACATTGCGCACCTGTCATGTCCCCATCCCACAACGTCAGTGTATGCGTCTGGTTTGTATGCGCTACCACTGGCGGCCTGGTAGCTCATACTTTGCAAAAACATACTCCAGCGGTTATCATAGCCGCCTTCTGGCGATGTGTTGCGAATCCCTTCGTATTCATACACTGATTCCGTGCCTGCTGTTTTGGTGTATGTTTTTACACCAAACGCGCCTGTGAATTGAGCGCCTGCCGCTATGGTTGCTCCGTTGTAGACAATGCTGGTTCCACCTGTGACCGTGTATTGATAGCCCGCTTGTATTGCGCCGCTGGCAACTGGGTCTGGTGAGGGGCCAATGCCTTCAAACTGGTCGGCATATGACAATCCAAACGCGCGCCGGTTAAAATACAAAACACTGACGCCGCCGCTTACTTCGTACCCCACCAGTCCATGCCTGTCCACCATGCGCAAGCGCTCGCGCACTTTTTCGGCAACGCTACGGTAAACAGGGTTTTTATTAAGCGCGGTAGTTTCGTCCTGCAAATCCTCGCGTGTGCCGTTGTAAATCATGCCGTGCCGAAAATAGGCATCTGAAATGTCTTTGGGTTGCGTTGTGTCGCTCCCTTCGGCGTCATTTGTGGAATTGTCAGCGCTGGCGCAGCGTAGTACCAGATACGCATCTTCGTTCTCTGGTTTGTATTCCAGAAGCTCCGCAATTTCGACGTATGTTTCATCTGTTGCGCCCATGCCGGTGATGGTTTTAACTTTGACCTGGCCGCCCGCTGGCGCCGCAAACCATAAAGAGGCGCTATTGCTTCCGTTTGCAATTGTCACGCGCCCAATCTCAGCGCCGTTGACTTCGACCGCAAATTCCTTAGCGCCACTGCCAGCGTTTCGATACGCCAAAACGCCAGCCAAAACAAAACCGGAATGGATGGTGTAAATTTGCGCGGCATTGCTCGCCAGGCTGCCATATGTGCCTGCGCCGTATGCGTTGTTGAACTCAAACCGCTCGTAGGTTGCCTCTATTGTGCCAGTGCCATCGTCCTCGCCATATGCTGGCGCAAGATAGTATTGCCGCGCGAAAAATCCCTGGAAGTCGAAAGCCTTTTCTTCAACCTTGTAGCCACTTGCCGCTTGCTCTGCTTCCGTTCCGCGAAATTGCTCTATAAAATAATTTAGCGCAACTGCTAGTTGTTCACCGTTTGGATGCTCTAAATACGCGTTGTCAAATTCGCCATCGTATGGTCCCTCAATGTATTCATCGGTGGGTAGATATTCGATTGTGCCGTCCCATTTCAAAAGCACGTAATTACGCGCAGTTCGCCACCAGGAAAAAACGGCTCCAGCGTCACCATAGCAAGTTGAATACGAGGTCGTGGTCGGTCCTGCTGTCTGCGTGAATTTTAAACCATAACTTGGCATGTCTGGCATGTTTGCGCACTGGCCAAGGTAGGCTGGTTTGGGAAGAAATCCACCATAGGAGCGCTGAAACCAGCGCCAGAATCCAAACGTGAAATGCCCGCGGGCCGCCTGGAATGCATTGGCAAGGCTTAGGTCGTTGACGTTTGCGCCATCGACTACGCCGCGTTGGTAGCGCCCAATATCCCATTTTTCTGAATCGGTTGCCGGTGCGCCTGAAACGTTGTGCAACAAAATTCCAGTTTGGTCAACGCCATCCCAAGACAGGCGGCCAGGCTCGCTTTTAATGGTGTCTCCGTTACCAAAAACAAAGCCATTGACAGGGTTGCCCAAATAGGCGCCTTCAGGGTCGCCCGCTGGCGCTACAGGAAAAGTCGCTTCATCAGGCTGAACATGTGCGTAAATTTTCCACCATTCATCCTCTGGCGCATACAGCAATCCGTTTTGATTTCGCAAATTGCGAAACATCGAGTGCCAAAACCAATGCAAGCGGTAGGTTGGGTCACCGACTCCGCCAAGCAGTCGGTCATTGAAAGCCGTTGCAAGCTTATTCCATTGCGCGCTCGTTATCGGCGCGCCAACTGCCACCGTCGAAGCTCTTGTGTATTGTAGCGCCATAAGCGCATTTTAAGAGATGCGGTAGCGTTTAACAACTTGCAAGTTTGCGGCGCTGGCAGTGTTCGTTTCGACATACACAAAACCGTCAGCGTGTTTGTAGCGCGAATCCAAACTTACAAGATGTATTTCATTGGCAGCAACCGTAATAATTTTGTCGTCAAATGTGACGCCCAAGTTCGCGTATTGTGTCGGCTCCGGCATTATTATGGTATATGTAATACTGCCACCGGATGAATTTCGCAAAACCATCCAGCCTGCTGTTGAGAACTCAAATTTGACACCATTGCCTGCGCCGCTGGTCAATACCGTGTATTGTGTCGCGTCGCTCAGGTTTAATCCCTGGTTGCCGAATGCGCTTGTTGCAAAATCCCTAAATGCGCTTGTTGGAATTGTTGAAGCTGCCATGTTAAATTTTTTCTAAAATGTTTTTGATAAAACCAAATGTGCCGTTGTTTTTTTGTTGCGTTTTAAGCCCGTCAATAATGCCAGCGATTTTTGATTTTCCGTTGCTTTTGTCGAGCGCTCGCTTGAATTGTTGACCAGCGCTGACCGCATCAATTGCAGCTTTTTTCCATTTGCGACCTCGCCAGGCTGCCAGCGCTGCAAGCATTGCAATAACGCCTTCACTGACCAAACCGCCCGCGCCTGGCACTATGCTCCCAGTAATGCGCAAACCGTTTTCCACTGATGGTTTGACAATCCAATTAGTCGAGGTGATTTCTCTGCCATCGACAATTTGAGTTTGAACCTCCTGCTGCAACGCCCAACCGGTGGCTTGCTCAAATGTTTTGCAACCACTAAACGTCATCAGTGCGGCGCATAAAAAGGCAATCTCAATCCACTTTTTCATCATTGTTGTTGTGTTTGTTTTTGAAGAAATCGCGGGCGGCGGTGGCGGCCTTGAATCCCATATAAATGAGAGTTGCAAAGGCAATTCCCAAACGCATCCATTCGTCCAGTGTGCTGCCGGTTATGCTGAAACCAACGGCGCCAACGAGAGCAACTTTCAAATGTTCCGCCCAACCGCTTTGCATTTTTTATGCATCTGCTGGTGCTGGCGCGTCAACAGCCGCATCAAAACCCGACATGATGTTTTCAACGGAATCAATTGTAACTTGATTGTTGGCATTGTAGGCCGCAACTGCTGCGACAACTTGCGTCAACAATGCTTCCACGTTGGCGCGGTTGACGGGCTCTTGCAATTCCTCCCGTGCGTTGAGCAACGAGGTTGCTTTGCCCAGCAACTTCAAGACATCGGACTTGCCGTTGTCGGCTGCGAGTTGTGAGGTTAAGCCACTGATTTGGCCTCTGAGATAATTAATTTTTGGGTCCATAGTTTATAAATTATTGGATTTGGTAGGTTGCGGAGAAACGGACAATGGATGAGTTCCCGAAGTTGGTTTCATCGAGGTCTACAGCTCCTGCTGCCCCTGTGTCTGAGAGTGTAATGCCCGTACCTCCGTCATCAACTAAACCAACTATTGAGCTGGTAAGTGCTGCCATAGACGTGGCGTAGACACTCACTACAGAGCTAGCAGACCCAGCGGCTGATGAAGTAAACGGCAAGCCCCCCAACTTTGCAGAACCGGTTGAACTGCCCTTTGCTGACAAAAATACGATTCCCCGCACAAATACCGTGTCACCTATGCGTGTATAGTACCCACCCTGCTCCGTAAAAGTCATCCCCGTGGAACCACCTCCAAAAGTTAATGTCGGAGTGAATGTGCCACTGCTCTCATATACCGGCACCTCACGGCCAACTAGCGTGGCACCGGAGTTGGTCCCAACGAAAGCATTGTCCGACAGGTCATACCATTTGCCCGTCGAGCTATCAAAACGCTCACTGCGGAAGTCGGCTAGAGTTCCGATTTGGGTGACTTGTATGTTCCGCACATACATGACATCTGTGCCATTTCCCGCGAACGAACGAACACCTCCATCACGCCCAAAAATATAAATAGACCTGCCTGTTGCCGGGCCACCAACAGCAACGCTGTCCACTGAAAAATGATTCCACTGGTTTAGCGTTGGTGCTGCCACCACCTTTTCTGCTGCTTCACCTATACCAGCGGAAATGCTGTCTAGCACCGCATTCGTGTTTGGGATGTAGTAGTTAAACTCCATCCGGTATCTGATGCCAACCGTAAATACTCCGCCTTTAGTGAAATAATGGTCGGATGTAGCAGAATTTATGGCAAGACGCAAATTATCGTTCTGCCCGCCAATCCCATCAATGTTGCCTGTGGTGGTGCCACCAATACCAGTGTTGCCGTTTGTGTCAGTTGAAAAGTCACTGGTGTAAACAGCGCCTACAGTATTACCTCCCCACTGGTCACTGTAGCCAAGCTCATTTCCGCGAGCCAGCTCTGCCACCTCGGTTGCAGATAGTTCATAGTCAAAAATTTGGACGTTGCGGATGTGGCCCTTTGCGTATGTGCCCGCTGTCCTGCCAATCCAGAGATTTTTTACCGTGTCCGACATGCCAGTGTATGTTCCAGCTGACTCATCGGAAAGCGCCACAGACTGACCATTAATATACAATATGGGTAGGGCAGCAGTGAATGCTACACCAGAATTAGGGCCAGCCCCCGCATACGTTGCCGCTACGTGAATCCAACTCCCCTCGTACGAGGTTAATGCCGATGACGTAACGTAGCGTCTGTAGTTTAAATTGTCGGTGTAAGCGGAGAACTGAAGCTTGTCAGAACCGTCTAGCGTTAGTTGGTATTCACGAACTATCGAGCCATCATTTTTTCCTAAAACGCTGAAATTGGTAGCGTCCTCCATCTTCACCCAAGCCGACACCGAGAATGGGAGGTCATCGGTCCCATTTGTAAAGCTAAGTCGCTGGTCATCAGCGACTTCCACATAATCATTAGTCCCGTCAAAATAAACTGACGGCCCCAGCAACTTAGTGCCGATGGCTTCGGCATCCTCGGCAATAGAGTTGACCGACAAGTTGGTTCGTGCGGTGGCAGCGTTTGACAAATCGTCCAGGTTATTTGCTGCCAACAAGTCACCAAGGCCGCCCTGCCCAGTTATGCCCAATGTTGAGCGAATGTTCGACTTGTCCGCTTCTGTAACGGGGTCGTTGTCGAGGTGTCTTAGTATTCTGCCTTTAAGCTTATAGGCAGTACCGTCGGACTTGAAAGCCGTAAATGTCTCAGTTCCCATAATATCTCCAAATTTAGTGTTTATTTCTAACTAGAGCATTCTCTATATATATATGTATGTAATGTGCAAAAATGTTATTGCCAGCGTGCTGGTTGGTCGCTTGCAGGTGCGCTTGATGTTCCAACCTTGCGCGCCAATCGAGCGCCTCTAATAGTTACGCCTGTGCTGCTATGGCTTATTAAATTTCCACTTGATTGCCTTGGTTGCAAAGATTCAACTGCATCTTGCAAGGCGCGGATTGCGTCCAAAATGCCGCGCACACTAAAACCATGTAGGCGTTTAAATCTCATAAATAAACCGGAAACAATTCTGTCGGCAACTCCAGCGCTTGCATGTTTACAAATTCGCTTGAAATCTCAATTTTGCCATTTGTTAGTTCTGCCATTGTTGGCGCCTTTTTGAGCCAATAAGTTCCGGCAAAATCAACAAGCAATTCACCACAAATTGAAAACTTTGTTACTTCTGTTTTTTGTGATAAAATAAAATCCACCAGGCGATTATTGGACCACTGCCACCCTGTTCTAAATGTGTTCGCTGAAAGCAATGTGTTCCCTGGCACAATTCTCGTGTTGCGCAACGCATATTTGTCTGTTGCGTACGTGTCAGTTCCTTCTGCTAGACGGTTCGCAAGTTGCGTTGACTTCGTTTGTATTTCCGGGCTGTAAACAAAAGGCAAATCAGGATTGGTATCTCCGTTTGTGCCATACATGAATTCCGTCACGTCATAAGGGTCGCCAACTCGGGTGCCTGCGTCCATTTGGGTTTTTGTTTTTGCATTGTAACTTTCAACGGATGTGATGATTTTTTGGATATGACCTGGGTCCTCTACAAATTTTAAAACAGAGTAATATGGGCTCTCCCAAATGTTGCGCTGCACCTCAAACGGCGAAAATGTCCAAACATCAGTCTCTGGCTCATTTGTTGGAGTATCAATAATCTCGTTGTCAATGCTGGAAAAAGTAACGGTAAGAGTCCCGTATCCGCCTGGCTCTTGTTTAACTTCAACGCGTGATGCGTTTGCAACATAGGCGTTATTTGTTTTTGCTGCTTCGATGATACTCCACAAACCCTTGTAAACATAGACGCTCTCCCAACCGTTGGCTTCCGAATACGTGCGCTCGATATTTTCAACAGTTAAATTCGTGTTGCCTTTAAAGTGTAAGCTCATTGTGCTAGTGGTTTTGTGTTGCGCTCAATTGATTTGAGTACTTTGGTTTGCTCGCCTTGTTTTTCTCGAAGAATGCGCTCAAGTTTAACGTTGCGTTGGTCGTCTGTAATTCCCATAGTTCCTGCATACATGCTGCCAAAAAGGGTTCCTAAGGCTTCGTTGGTTTTGTACAATACTAGCGCGGCAGTGTCTTGGATGTTTTCTTTGTTTTGCTCAAACTCTCGATATGCATCTGCATACATTTCCAACTGGTCCCCTTTGTATCTAACGTTGTTTAAATCCAAGTTATTAAAGAACCCTTGCATTACCCCAAACGCCAGGCGCTTGCCTGTGTCGCTCATTGTCTCGTCAAGGTCGCGCAAAATTTGCCCCTGACTTAAACCACTTTGAGACATGCCCCTCGCGAACTCCATAAAAAGCTCTTTGGGTTCGCGTATAAAAGATGGCAATTCGGTCCCAAACTCAACGCCGTAGCGTTTGAATATTTCGATGAAATCTTTACTTCCAGCAAGCGCGTCATGTTGGCGAACATTTAAGTCATTCATGGCATCAACTAGGTCTTGAATTTCAACGCCTGCCAGACGGGCCTGCCTCCCCAGTGCTTGATACTCGTCAGTTGAAATGCCAAGCGCCATGGATTCCCTTTGTATTTTGGCGGCGTCTGCGTACAGGTTTCCCACATTGCGAACAATGCTTTCCAAAGCCATTGCGCCCGCGATTTGCCCGCCGATGCCTTTCATTGCATCCTTTGACCAACCGTTAAAACTTGCGCGGGCCTTATTGATTCCAGCGTTAAAGGCGCGAATGTCTAGGCCAAGTTTAAAGTTCAGCAACCCCATGGGCGGACTCCTTCTTGTTGTTTTGCAATTGCTTCAATGCCTCCAATCCTTCGGCAAACTCTCCGTGTATTATTTTGGCGCCGCCTCGCATTTCGTTACGCGCTAATATATCCCAAACCAATTGGCCAAATGGTGCATCATTTATTGTTTCGGGTTGGTAGTTCAAAAACTCAAGCGCGGTCGAACGGATTGTTTGAAGTAAAGGCGCGCCAAACCTGGCACCACAAGCAACATTGTCGTCATTGCCTATGAGTTCGGGAATTTGCTGCGCCTGAATCAGGTATTCCATCGCTTGCGCAAGCGCCTCGTTTTTGTTCTTTGGCATTGGTTTGCGCTTGTAATACCACTGCCCAACTGGCGAAAGAAACCAACCCAACCAATTCATGCCTTGGTCATAGTTGCGCGAACAAATACCAATAAAACAATGAAACTCCAATGGTGTCAGTATTTCATACAAACCAACGCGCTCCATGAGCATCGCGTGACCAAATGTCAATGGGCGCAATTTGGCGCCAGCCACATAATGGTGACCTGGCGCACATGTTTCTGCCCAAGTGTTAGACATTAATTGGATGACGTATCACTGCCGCCACTGTGAATGATGTTGAGATACTCTATTGCGCTGATGCTCCATTCCGCATATGAAGCACTGGAGCGAGTTTTTTCGGCGCTCGTAATTGTGAAGTTGCCAAGGCCGCCGGATGCTGTTCCTGTGTTGTTTTCTGATGTTGGCGGCAGCAGGTCCGAATTAATTTCGCTCCACTCATGGTGGGAAATTTGCAAGCGACATCCTGCGTAAAATGGCGCCGCAAACATTGTGTTTGCCTTGGCCAATGTGCTTGCTGCGCCAGCGGGAACTGAAACGGCAGAATTGTTCGAAAGAATAACGCCCGTTAGGTTGATTACTTTTCGCTGGTTATATGTGCAATGTGAAACAATCTCACCGTCACCGTTTGTCGATTGATTTGTGTCCGCCTCATAGGATAAGCGAATTTCGCTTGCATACATTTCACCTCGGAAAAGCGTGGTGTCGCTGCCGCTGCTGTCGTCTATAATTTCGAGCGCAACAACGCCTTTAAGGTTTACATTTCCTGCTGTAACTGGTCCGTGCGTGCCGTAGGTTATCGGCGTTCCTTTGGTAAATCTTGCCATATGTTTTCTTTTTTAATTGTTAAAAGTTGCCCAACGCGCAGGCGATTGTGAACGTAAACGTCTCGCGCAAAACTGTGCCATCGAAATCCTTTTCAATGCCTCCCTGGTCGATGATTTCAAAAATGTGGAAATCTGTTTCCGATGTGTTGATTGTTCTCATCTCCTCAAAATTTATGGCTTGCCCAATTGCATCCAGGATTTCGTCATGTGTCACCATTGCGCCTGGTTGCGCTTCATCGCCAATTTCGCTCTGCACGCTCACCTCTAAAGTCAAATCCATGTTACCGGTTCGCGGTGGATTTTCTGTTGCGCCTGCATAGGAAACCACAACACAAGGCATTCCTTTGACCTGGTCGCTTGTGCCGCTGTAAACAGGCACTCCAACCTTGCTGGCAAAGTAGGTTTTTAGCGCGCTTTCTGATTGGCTTCGGTAGCTCATGAAATTTTTAGCGATGCGGTGCTGGCTGTTTTGTCTATTGTTCGAATTTCCTTTGGGATTTTTCGGCGCAAATAAGTCAGCATGTCGCGCGTTTCTGCGTTAATTGCCATCTGCATCGCTTGGCGAACCCTGCTGATTTTTGCGCTGTCAGGTGAGCCATGCGTCCCGCTTGCCGTTGGCTTCGTTGAGCCTAAACGCTTTTCCGGTCGCCCGTCTCCTTTAGCTCTACCGATTACTGGCGTTTTGGAACGAACGGAGCGCCTAGGGTAAACAAAAGGACCAATATCGCGCGCAACGCCCAACCATGCCGCTGCCATAAAAGCGCGCCCCGCAACCCTGTGTTCAATTGCGCGGTCAACCGCTTTTTGCATAGGTGCTCCCCAAAGCCCCTTTTTGCCCTGCTTGCCACGAAAATAGTTTGTCAAGATTGCTGCAAGAGGTGCGCGCTTTTTGCGCTTGCCGCTTTTTGTTGGCTGAACTTTGGCGCCCTTCAACATGTCGCGCTTGATTTTTTGGGCGCTGACTTTTGGTGTTTTGTTGACTGATTTTAATGCAATGTTAAAGGCACGCTTGTTGACCTCGTTTGTGAAACTGCGCCCGCTGTGCTTAATGTATGAGTCAAGCACCCTGTTGATTCTTGCGCTATTGATTTCAAGTTGCATTATTGTTTTTTCATTAACCCAAATTCGTAGGCGCTGCCAAGCGTTACCAGGTTTTCGATTTTGTAGCGCTTGCCGTTGTTGATAATTGTTGCTCCCACAATAGGTCGCATGGAAGCGTTGGCCCATTGAAGGCGCGAACTTGTCAACGTCACATCGTACGCTTCCAATAAACCACCTTCCTCAAGCTGTGTCGTTTCGGTGTTGCCGCTCCAGATGCCTCGGAAAAGGTTGCCTTGATAAGCAAAAACGATTCCTAAACTGCGCTCCAGGCTTACCTGTTGGTCAAAAGCAACCCGCGTGTGATGCGCGCCTTTTTCAACCGTGGTTTGGCTTTGGAATTGCGTGTGCGCAATCGGGTTATTATGTGAAACACTGTGGAAGCAATCTGTGCGCGTTGTTCCGCTACCATCTGGGACATTTAATCGAATATTGTAAACGTCTTCGTAGTTTCCGCTCTCATTGGTGCGTTGTATGGTATAAGCAAGCGCATCGTATTGCGGTGCATCAGCGATAACTCTGAAAATTGTTTCACCGGCGGCAAATGTTGCGCCCTCGCTCACAGTTGTAAACGATGTTGGCGTTTGGTGGTCTGCTTTTTCATACAGCCACCCACTGCGCAAATTGATTATGCGATTGTTTGCCATGGTGGAAAGGCGGCGCCCGTAAAACCAAGAAAAACGAGCGCCGCCAATGGTAGCGAGGTGTTACTTGCGGGCGGCGGCCTTTTTAGGGCTTGCCTTAATTGCTATGTCGGCGCGTTTCCAATATGGCGGTTTACGGTAAACGCTGATGCCTGTAAATTTTCCGCTCGGATTGTCGCGCTCGGCAATAAAGGCTTGCTTGCATGTTTCGGCATCTCCAACGGCGATTATGTTGGGTTTTCCCTGGGCATCAAAACCCACGCAAAAAGACGGTTTGCTGTTCATTTTATATATTGGTGATTCTAATAAGTGAATTCGATTGACCTTTGGCAACTCCGTAAAGAATGCCGCAAGTCAGGTAGTATTTGCCCTCGCGCGGGCTGAAAAATTTTCTAAATTGCACAGGCAAGCCCGTGCGCGGCTCGATGGAATCAATAACTTCGGCGCCGCCATAATTCGGGCGCGCAATTTGTCGAGCCGCAATGCAAAGCGCGCTCGGATGCGCATAAAAGCCTTGCAAGTTGTTTGTGGTTGGGATGCCTTGGTATTCGGTAATCCCAAAACCGTGAATCGTCGAAATGATGTTGTCCTGAATGGGCGCCGGTGTCCCGTATGCGCTTGCCACACCAATCGCTCCATCCTTGGATAACGATGATGTGTAAGATGCGTTCAGCATACAACTGCGCAAACCGCGCGGCACTTTGTTGCCCGTCATAGTTGCAGCGGCATCTGCCAGGTCGTCACTGTCAAAATTGGCGGCTGTCCTGACTTGTGAAGTTGGAAAATTGCCAGGCGTCACCAGCGCCAGTAAATCGTCCGCAACCGCTTTTGCTGTTGCGTCAATTGCTGGGCGAATAAAAGTTCTTTCAAGGATTGTCGCGCTCTTTGCTTTGGCGATTTCGTATTCCGAAAACGCCATTGAAAAGCCCTTGAAATTTGAAAGCTCAATTTCGATTTCGGTCGTCGACACATCGCTGGCAGTGTAGCCATTCGATAAATCTAAAACAGAAACACTGGAGGGAACGCGTGTAACTGTGCGGTCACCGCGCTCCCTGATGCTATCGCTGAAATTGCGAGCAAATAGCGAAAACATCCAAAAGTTATCCGCAAGCAAGTCGAGCGTCATTTCGCTGACCTGCTCCAGAGACACTCCTGCCAGTGTGTTGCTCATGTCAATTATGCCGATTTGATGCGCTTCAAAGCACCGGAATTACCCACAGCAACCCCATAGAGTACTCCCATGGTCAGGTAATGTTTTCCTGCCACGTTGTCATAAAAAGTACGAAGCTGGATTGGAAGCCCGGTTGAAGGGTCAACAATGTCCTGTACTTCAACGCTGCCATCAGCAGGCGCGGCAGGTGTCCGTGCGGCAAGCAACAAAGCGCTTGGGTGCAAGGCAATTGCTGCCAGGTTTTCACCGTTGGCCGGAATGCCTGTGTATTCGTAGAGGTTAAAACCATGCACGCGCATGGCAGCGTTTTCCTGCACTGCGCTTGCGGTGCCGTAGCTGGAAGCGTCCTGCACGATTGCATCCTTCTGGACGCTGGCGTAATACGAAGGAGGCAAAACCAAGGCGCGCTCTGATTTTGGCACTTTGGCAGTTGTCAAATCGGCTGCCAAATCGGCAACTTCGTCAGCGTCAAAATTCGCTGCTGTGATGACTTCGTTTGCGGTGTAGTTCGCATTCAAAACTAACGCCAGCAAATCATCCATAACTGCGTCAAGCGTCACCTCCAAAGCCGGTCCCAAAAACACGCTGGACAACCAGTCAAAGTTGCCGGACTTGGAAACTTCCATATCGGTGAACGCCATTGAATATCCCTTGAATTTGTTCAAGGTGATTGTCTTGGCAGTGCTGGTGACATCGCTGGCAGTGTAGCCAGTCGATAGGTCGCTTGCGGTCATGGACGAAGGAACGCGCGTGGTGACGCTTTCGCCTTGTCCTGAAATTTCATCACTGAAATCACGCGCAAACGCGCGCAATGGGTGAAACTGTGTGGATAGATAATCGAGGCTCTGTTCCGCCACGGCGGCCAGGTTGATTCCGTTGAGTGAATTTGCCATTTGTTTTTAGAGTTTGTTTTTGATGTTTTCGATGTAAAACGCGCGCCTCTCCTGTTTGCCTTCAATGGCATTGTATTGTTGCCATAGCGATTCAACGCTGACATCAGGCGCATCGTTTTCGGTTGCTTCCTCAACTGGAGTATCAACGCCAACGCTTGCCGCAATTTCCACGGCCTTTTCGTCTGCGCTCTTTTGTTTCTCCTCAAGAAGTAAATTTGCTTCTTCCAAGACCATGATTTTGCTTTCAAGGCTTGCGATTTCCTCGGCGTGTTGCGCGCCAAGTTTTGCTGTTTCCTCAGCCTGTGCGGCGCTCAAGTCCTCCAGGCGAGTTTGCAATGTTTGATTTGCGGCAGTCGCTTCGTCTAGCTTGGTTGCTAAATTGTTCAACTCCACATTTGCTTTTACCAAATCGAGTATTGTTTTCATGCGTTTATAAATTTGCCATAAGGCCAATGACATCGGCCAGGTCGTTCACAACTCCATCAGCAAGTCCGGCCTCAACGGCTTCTAAACCTTCGTAGGTTTGGCCCGTCATACTTGCCTCTGGCACGTTGCGTTTGTTGTTGATTTCCTGCTTAAATCTTGCGTGCCACTTGTCAACATTCGCCTGCAATCGCTCGCGCGCCTCTTCGCTCAGTGGTTTAAAATCAGCATAATCAAGCTTGTTATCACCGGCGCTGACCGCATTGACTTTTAGTCCCATGTTGCGCAAATATTCTGTCTGGTCCAGTAGCGCAACATAAACTCCAACGCTTCCCACTTCGGCACTTTCACTTAACAAAACGCTGTCTGCTTGGCTTGCAATCCAATAGGCCGCGCTTGCTGCTGTGCCTTCTGTGTATGCAACTAAAGGTTTGCTGACGTTGCGCAATTTTGCCGCTAACTCTGGAAGCCCTGTAATGGTTCCACCTGGCGAGTCGATGTGAAGTAAGATTGAATTGATGTTCGGGTTGGCGTCAGCATCAGCAACTTGTTCAGCAATGTCGTCATAATCGGTCATGCCAAACATGCGCTCAAAATCGGTCAATAGTTTACCAACTGCGCCATGAATGTGAATAATGGCAATGCCACTCTCCTCCTCAGGTCGCGGCAATTCGTAACCGTTGCCGTCATAGTCATGTTCCTGCAATTGTCGCGCAATTGCGCCATGATAATCCGGCAGGATTGCCCAAACATCATTGTTGAGTTTATGCGTCAGTTTCGCTGTCATTATTAAAAACTGGATTCGGTGTCCTCTGGCTCAGTAGGTGAAGCGCAGTGTCCATCGTGATTTTGTAGGTGTCTGCAAGACGGTTTGCGCGTTCAAGCAAGTCGCTTGCTTCACGTTCGACCTGATTGCGGATGTCTTGCCAATCATGCCCGCGTTCTCCGGTGTCCTCGCGCATCGTGCGAAGCCCCATCTTGATGGCGTCCTGGTTGGCCTTGGATTCGCGCCCGAGGTCAACGGTGATTTTTTTGGGCGCCTGCCAATTCACTCGCCACCAATCAGATGACGCTGGCAGGTCGCCGCGCTTGATTCCGCGAGCAATAACCCAACCCCATACGCGATTGCAAAAACGGCTTGTTATAAGGGCTTGGCGTTCTTCAAATCTTCGTGCGGCTTTTTCTAGAATGAACCTTGATGCGGTTCCTTGTTTTGATGGTTCCACGATAAATTCATATGGAACGCCAAGACCTAAAGCCACATCTCGGAGCAAGTATTCCAAGAACCCAGCAAACGCCGGTGACGGTTTATTGCTCGCAAAGGATTCGATACTTTCGCCAATTTTGAGCCTTGGAACCATGCCAGGCTGAAAAGTGTCCCAAGCAACGGTTCCTGTGTCGGTCGCACTATAGCCGTCCTCGATTAAACTGCTGCCATCGTCGGCAATGCCGCCTTGCGTAGTAATAGCCAAACCCACGGCGCTGTTCATTTTCACGCCGACTTTTTCAAATTCTAAAATATCGGTTGCGTCTCTGATGTGGTCGATTGCGTGAGTGAGAGCAGAAACTCCGCGCAGTTGCGCAACTCTGTCAGGGTCGTAAACCAGGATAAAATTGTTCGCAGAAATACTTCGGTAATCATCTCCGCTTCTGACGTTATAAGCTACAGGCTTGCCACTCGGTGACACCTGGACGCCATCATGACCGACATCGGACCACTTCAAACCTTCGCTGGCAATGTTGTGCGATTCGACAAGCTGCAATTGCGGGAATGCATCTTGGCGTCCAATCATTAAAAAGCCAATGTCGCCGTCAACGTCCATGCGAATGGAAGCCATTCGTTGCATTTGCGCAAACGTGAATTGACCTGCCACATCGCAAACCTTGCCCCACTCGGCAAAATAATCTTCGTATGCTTTGGCTTCGTCGCTTTGGCTTTGAGGTGTCAAACCTGTTCCTAAAGCGTATCGGGCAACGTCATTTACTGCGCCGCGCACCATGCCATGATTGGCGTAAAGCCACCTCGAAAACGCCATCAATCGGCGGCGCGTTCCACGGTTTAGTGTCTGGTTAATATCAGCGGCAATGTATGGCAACGAAGTCCTGAACCGGTTGCTCTCCGTGCCCCTATAGTGGGAGTTGATTGTTGCTCGTTTACGCGGTTGAGGCGTTGCAACAATTGGTCGGCCGTTGTGGTCT